TCCTGGAGGATGTTCTCTAATGTTTACCAACCGTGTAAGACAGGCCATCGCGGCCACCCTGCAAGGCCTGCCGTTGTCGGCGACCGTGGAAGAGTTCACCCCGCCGAAGATCGAGTTCGATATGGAACCGATGACCGGCGGACGCTTCATCGCCGAGGAAATGGCCAAGGGCGGCAAAGTGCTGGGCGCCACCCTCATTCTGCAAGGCGCCGGTCCGGAAGTCATGCTTGCCCTAGGCGTGAAACTGGGCGACGACATTCTGCTGAACGTGCGTGAAGCGGGACAGGATCAGGACGGCAACACCTGGTTCACCTATCACACTGTCGGCGGCAAGCTGAAATCTCTTGGAGAAGCTGCGCTGAAAATGGGCGAAAAACCCAAGACCACCCTCGAACTCTCCTGCCGCACATACAACCGTCTCGAAAACGGCATTCCTGTGATCGACATCGACGTGCGTACCCAGAAGTTCATGCTCAACGGCGTGGACATTCTCGGTGATGCCCGTCGCGCTGTGCTGATCACATAACCCCTCGCACTACCTCAATACAACTCAGCTAAACGCAGTCCCTGTGGAGAGCGAGCCGGTTCCCACAGGTTGCACACCCAAGGAATTCATTTCATGTCCTGGACACCTCCCGTTCATGCCCTGTTGTCGCCGATCACCGGCGACGATCAGTCGGCCATCGAACAGATTCAACTCAAACCGTTGTACTACGCCGCACAGAAAGAGGCCCTGGCACGTGCCGGCGATGATGAGGACGACCAGTTTTTCGAACTGGCTAAATTGGCCACTGGTCTTTCAGTCAAGGAGCTCGACCAGCTCAAACGCCCGGACTACGTGAGCATCGCGCAGTACGTGCATGAGATGTCGACCCGTCCGGCGTCATATTTTCTACAGCCGGATATCGAAGTCGAAGCCGTGGACGATCCCGATCAAGTGCAACTGCTGCAACCGCTCAACGTGGCCGGCCGCAGCATGACCTCCCTGACGCTGGAAATGCCCGTACTACGCGCCACTAAAGCGATGAAAAAACTGAAAACGGCCAAGGAACGCGCCGAGTTCATCACCGCCCATTGCACCGGCTTGATGCTTCCCGACCTGGACCTGTTGACCGTGCCCGACTGGACACAGCTTCAGGTACGCATCGACGATTTTTTAAACAAACCGGCGGACTTCTTTCGGAGCGCGACATCGAAGTAATTCTCGATGTCGTGCCGCTCATTTACTCGATAAGTGAGGCGGAAATTCTGGAATGGGACGCCGGCAAGGCATTGCGCCGATACGACATTGCGATCACTCGCCTTGGCGTGAAAAAGGAGTAGAGCGGGATGGCGGACGATAGATATTCACTCAAATACGCAGCCATCGATAACAGTGGGCTGGCGTTCGCAAATACCAGCCTGACTACCGCTGCCACGAGCGTTATGTCAACACAAGGTACGGGCCCCTCCGTCAGGGATCAAATGCCGGGCCTTGGTCTGGTGCTGGAAAATGTCGGAATCAAGCTCGGGCTGCTGACGGCGGCTATTGAGTCGTTGACCCTCAAACTTTCGTCGCAACGTTTGTTACCGCAGGCAACGGGAGCCGGTGAAAAGTGTGAGTCGACTTGCGAGCAAAAGAGTGCGGGAAAGTCGAGTAGCGGTATCGAACCGCCGGACTTGCTTAAACCCGCGATAGCGATGGATTTGGCCAGGGCCGATCTGAAGCAGGCAGGCCAGTTTACCCCGCGCCAGAGCGAAGAGATGGCGCAGTCAACCCAGCAAATCGCTATCGCTCCGCTGGTGGCGGCCGGAGGGACCGAAGCGGTTGATTTGGTGAGGATTGCAACGCTGGCCGCCAATGCAGGAATTGCGGGTGATCTGCCCAATGCTTCCGACCGACAGTTTGAGCTGCTGCGCTTCGCCAGTGATGCTGGCGTTGCCGCGTCGGCGTTCAAAATGCCGGCCATGGATGTCGCAGAGATGATGCTCGGCTGGCGCACTTCCATGAAGCTCAATGGTACTCAAGCCTTTGACCTGGCGGATACAGTCAACCATCTGGGCAAGATACCCGGTGGTGCGAAAGCGGCCGACATCGGCGCCGTTTTGCAGCGTGATGGTAGTGCTGCTACAGCAGCAGGCCTGGCACCCGCGCATGCCGCCGCGTTAACGACGGCATTGTTGAATACCGGTACGCAGATGGCTGAAGCCGGCGTAGCGCTGAAAGACATCGCCGCTGCCATGGGCAAGGGAGATCAAGCCTCCAAAACCGAGCGGGCAGCGTGGAAGCAGCTGGGTCTTGAGCCGAAAGCGGTGGCGAGCGGCTTGCGTGACAAGGAGACGGCACCTGGCACGGTGATGTCGGTGCTTGCGGCCTTGAACGCGCAACCTGCCGAGAAACGCCCGACGCTTGCCTTTACCCTGTTTGGCAATGGTGATAAAGCGGCACTGCGCATGGCGCAAAACCTTGCCGAAGTGAATGGCGCCTTCTGGCAGGTGAAAGACACTGCTCAGTACGCGACGTCGGAATTGGGTAACAGCGGCTCGGTAAGGCAAGACGCACTCGCGCTGTCAAAAACCCGGCAAGGCCAGCTGAACGTTATGAGCGCACGCAATGATCGCCTGTCGGTGACGACGGGCAATGCGCTGGCACCTGCGACGAATAGCTTGCTTCACTCGCTTGGATCCCTGGTTGATAGCTTGAGCGAATCTGCTGAAACCTCACCGAAAGCCACTGCTGCAATTGTGCTCGTTGCAGCCGCGATCAAACCGCTGGTGGGGGCGCTGTTCAAAGCTGTCATGGATGAGATGACCAGTCGGGCTGCCAAGCGAGTATTGGGTGGCGAGGCTCCCCGTCTCCCCGGCAATTCTCTGAAAGGCTTGAGTGCTTCATTGGGCGTATTTAAGCGCTTTTTACCTGGAGCATTTGCGTTAAGCGCTGCCCCCGATGTGATTGAAGGCACGATGAACGGCGACCCCAAGATGCTCGGCACTGGCCTGGGTGCCGCGGGCGGCGGCTGGGCCGGGGCTTCTGCAGGTGCTTCCATGGGCGCTGCTGTGGGTACCTTGTTCGGTCCGCTCCTCGGCACGGCCATTGGCGCAACGGTAGGCGGGGTCGTCGGCGGACTGGCAGGGAGCTGGGTAGGTGGGGAGGGGGGTAGTTGGCTGGGCGAAAAACTCGCCGCACCTGCCGATCAACTCTCCGCACCGGACCAGGTCAGCAAAGACCTGACCAGCGCCCAAACTAGCTATCAGCAGAACTCAATGACGGCGAACATTTACATCAATGGCCAGGATCAGGCCAGCGCCAGTCAGTTGGCGAATCTGGTTGTGCAACAGATCTCGGGCCAATTCGGACTTATGACCCTGCCCAACTCACTCGCCATGCGAAGTGACGCGGCCCTGACCGATGGAGGTAGCTGATGCGTCAGCAAATGGTGTTGGGCACTTTCATTTTCGGCCTGTCCAGAAACTTCGCTTACCACAACTTGTTACGTAATTCGGATGGTGGCTGGAAGGTTATCGAAACTGCCAGCAGTAAGCCCCTATCCAGTCAGACCGGCGAAGGCCTGCAAAAACTGAAGATAACGGGCAAATCGATGTACGCGACGGCCATGGAACGGCTTGACGAATTGCGTGCTATGCAGGCGCGGCACGTCGCGGTGCCATTGGTTGACGGCACCGGCCGCAATTGGGGGCTATGGCAGATCGTCACGGTGTCAGAAACCCAGTCGAACGTGATTGATGACGGCACCGCGATGGTGGTCGATTGGTTCATCGATTTGATGGAGTACGCCAATGCGTAATGTTCGAAGTATCGCCGGTGATTCAGTGAATCTGTTGCTCTACCGGGCGCTTCAGCGCTGTGACGATATCGCCGAAGAGGCGCTTTGGCGCCTCAATCCGGGGCTCGCCGAATACGGTCCGGTATTGCCGGCGGGTGTGCGGGTGCTCCTGCCGGAGTTGGACTCAAAACCCATTGCACCCAAGCCGGCATCGGCCTGGGATTAAGGAGGCGGCATGTCACTTGGTTTCACACCCTCGGTGGAGATTTACGGCGCGAATGCTGCGCTGCTCAACGAGCGATTGATTTCATGGCAGCACATCGATGCGGCGGGGATAGAGTCCGATCAACTGACGCTGACCATTAATCTGGATGGACTCGAAGGATTACCGAGCCTGGGCGGAAAAATCGGCTTGCGAGTGGGCTATGTGGAGTCGGGCCTGGTTGATAAAGGTGAATTCGTGATCACCCGGCGCACGCCGACGCTGTTTCCCTTGCGTATGACGCTGGTGGCTACGGCGGCACCGTTCAGTGCTGCGGATGAAACCGGCTTCAAGCAACGCCGATCAGTCAGCCATGGTCCGACCACCGTGGGGACGCTGTTTCGCCAGTTGACATCCCGGCACGGATTTTCACCGCGCGTCGCCCCTGAACTGGCGCAGATCCAGATTGAACACATCGACCAGTCCAATGAGACGGACATGGGGTTTCTGACCCGCCTGGCCACCCTCCATGACGGTGTCGCCAAGCCGATCAATGATTTGTATGTGCTGGCGCGACGTGGGCAGGCGAAGTCGCTGTCGGGCAATGTCATGCCGGACATAAAGCTCTCCGTGACGACTGACAATCGTCCGGGCGAGGAGGCTTTTATCGCGGCAACCCTCGAAGAAACCGCTCGGGCGAAATATCAGGGCTGCAAGACCGGTTGGTGGGATGCAGCCGCCGGGAAAGTGCGCGTCGAGGAAAGCGGCATCGCGCCGTTCAAGACCCTTCGTCAACGCTATCAAAGTGCAAACGACGCCCGGGCCGCCGCTGAGGGCGAGGTGCGCCGGATGATGCGTGAAGCATTGAAGGTGAGGATCGAGTGTCCCGGCAATCCAGGATTGTCCGCCGAAGGTCTGGTGCTGCTGGACAGTACGTGGCCCGATTTCATGCGCGGTCGTTGGTCAATCGACAAGGTTACGGCCAGTGGCAGTCGTCAGAAC